TCAAGATGTTGATGGTTGTGAGGAATCTTAAACTGTTGGAAGGGCTTTACGGACGATGGTCATATTCTCAGAGAGAAGTTCCCATGCCTCATTGCCCCCTTCAAGGCCATAAGTGACAGGAGGAGCTTTTTTTGTCCAGGCCTTTGTTGAGGAGGCTCTTGACCCAGAGTCAACCTCGACAACATCAAAGCTGAATCCGGAGTGGTCTCCTGTTAACTGCTTGCGCCTGAAGTTGCTCAACAGCTCTGAGGCTGAGGAGCCTTGAGCAACATTGAGCATGATCTTGGCTGTCTTGTCAGTGCCTACGGAAAGTGTGATCTCTCCGTCTGCTCCAACGCGATGAGTCATGTCATCAGCGTTGGTTTCAATGCTGATAAAATCGCCATCAATAAACCCTCTGACCTGGATTCCATCAAGAGTGCAGATGACATTGGCTGGATTATAAACATGGGTTGTCATATCAAAACCTATAAAGGCGAGGGTTTGTCTTAAATTTGAAGGAAAGAAGAGAGGGGCTCAAGCCCCATCAGATCATGTCAGGTAGCCAGTGATGTAAACCTTATGGACAGCGTTGGCAAAGTATGCCTCATAGGACAGCCTCACAAGTCGGTTGTCCCGGTCAGACTGTGATACATCCCGGAACCTTGGCGCTGTTACGATGGGAGCAACTTGGTTGCCATCATCATCCAAGACAACAATGGTATGCCCAGTATCAACCGCCTTGCCATCCAGGAAGGATCTCACAAGGCCTGCAAGTTGTTGGATCCCTGCATCACTCATCGGAATCTTGCGACCGCGATTGGACTCATCAATGAGAAGTTTTGCAATGGATTCCTCAATCCTGGCGTTCATCCAGTCCTTTGAGATGACCTGATCTAAGAACCAACCTGCAACGTTCTTGCCTTCCCAGTAAACTGCAACGCCATAGAATCCAGCATAGAAGCCAACGCCCAGACTCTCAAGCGCTGTCCTTTGAGTGGTCGTGATGGTGCTGTCTGCAGTCATTCCGACAATGGTTTTATCAGCCCATGTTGTCGTGGCTGTATCAGGATCAGTGCCCAGGTTCTTAGCCTGGAGGCCAAAGGTCAACTCTTCAGTGAGGGTCTTATGGTAATTGATCGAAGTGTAGACATAATTCAGAGGAGCCAGGAGAGCGCCTGTTGATGCAGCATCAGCGGTCAATGCTCCAGTCTCTGTCGTGAATGTCACAAACAGGCGTTGATTGACCTCAGACCATGCGGCTAGATCCATGATGATGCCTTGCGTTTTGACCTCTGTGTCAAAGGCATACCATGTTGAATCAGCCAAGAAGAGGACATCCATCAAAGGTCCAATGGGCGTAGCTGCTTGAGCCTCTGTGATGGTGTTAGTCCCTGCACCATCAGAGGCGAGGGTCAAGGCGTTGATGGAGACAGCGCCATAGTTTGGCGTGATGATAAACTTTGCTCCGCCAGGAGCAGTGATGTCAGATCTGAATGCTGAATAATTATCCAGCGCATCAACAAGAGCAACCAGTCCATCAGCGATGTCCCCTTGAGTTGCGGCAGCTCCCTCAGTGTAAGCTACTGAGATCCCATCAAGAGCCAATGTCCAGATATCATCCTCTGCTCCTGCTGTGAGGACCTCAACGTCTTGACCCTCAGCTGCTCCGCTTGGCTCTGTCGTGGTCGCTGCTGCTATGGTAGCAACCCCAACAACCCCAGCAGTGACACTGACATCAGCGCCTTTGAGGAGGTCTGTAATTGTCAACTTGTCAGTGGAGGAGCCAACCTCAACAAGATATCTTGCGGGAACTGTAGTGGCAGCGCTTGCAATAAGGCCAGCGATGACAGCAGCAGCATCATCAGTTGGAACTGATGCAGCATAGGTCATTGCAAAGTCTTCCCCGCCCGGATCAATCGTAACAGTAAATGCATCAGCATCTGTAACCACGCCTGCAACAGTGACCTCAGTGACCTTGGAGACTGCTCCCGGAATCTGACCGCAAGCCACTTGAGCAACCCTTGGCGAGGTCTGACTTAGGCCAGCATTGAGGGCTGCTGCAACGGTGGCTGTAATATCTCCTGAGGCAAGATCAACTGCCACCTCCTGAGGATCAGCATAGAAGCGGATAACCTCTGTAAAGCCTACGCCAAGAGACCCAGGAGCAGCCAAATACATGGGCGTTCCAAAGTCCTGGGTTTGAATTGGCGCTGATGCAAATGAGCTTGTTGATGTAACGTTGCTATTCAATACGTTTGTCATGAGACAGATCCTGTGATGATGGTTTCTTCAATGAATTCAGAGGTTGTTTTTTCAGATAGATATGCCCATCCGAAGTCGAAAGATATTATAGATCGTGTCTCAGTAACTCCGTCTGAGTCTGTTGAGAGTGTTTGATTTGATGCTGTTGATTTGATGCTGAGACCATAGGAGTAGAGGAGGTCTAATGATGCCTGCTCAGAGGTGTTAGCGATCAGCTCATGAGCTGCTGAGTTGTGACCATCTCCCATGATGGCAACGTCAAAGGTCCCATCCCTTGTCAACTTGATTGAGTTTGTCAGCTCATCCTCTCCAGCATCATAGGAGGAGGACTGTTCCGGCTGATACCTGGCAACATCTGAGAGCATGTTGATTGACGCATAAGGAGGGATGGGTCTCACTCCTCCCTCATCCGAAAAGATGGAGGGAGTAAAACCCAAGGGGTCAAGGATCGATTCGACCCAAGCCTGTATTCCTATTTGATGCTCTGGCCTTGCCATCACTCATCATCCCCAATGCGACTGATAAAATATTTTCTGTGAGAGGTTGGCGCTATATGCCTGCTGTAGTCTCGATAGGTCAGCACCTCCCAATCAGAGCCATCAAACTCAACGATGTCTCCAGGCGTCTTAGACCCTACATCAAGCATATTCAAAACACCATAGGTGTAAAGCTTCTGTGTGTCTGTCGTTCGGTAGCCCTCAGGGAGATCCTCTCTGTCTTTACCTGACGTAGGCTGGATGGAGACCTCAAGAGTTTCAGAGATCTCAGCACCTTTGATCCACTCTCCAGCCACATAAGAGCCAGCGCTTTGACGCCTGACAGTGACCGTTGATTTTCCTAAAAGAGGGATCTTCATTCTCCTGCCTCAACCTGGATGGCTCTCTGCATCTGACCTGTATCAACCAAAGGATTTGATGACCCCTTGGCCTCAATGGTTTCAGCGCTGTTTGGTGGAGATCTCAGATCAATGATCTTCTTTATGATGTCATTCCTCATCTGATTACCAACAGGGATCAATGCTGATGCTGGATCAATGCCTGCATCTATGGTCTTCTCTGATGCTGCTGTCATCTTTGCGAGATATTTCTTTTGATTCTGGTCTACCGTCGAGCGAATGAATGAGCGCTCAGGGATTGTCTTTGTCCCAAACTCATTGGCAGCTGCATACTGCGCAACCTCTGGAGTAAAGTATCCAACGCTGACAGAGCCTGTTGGATGGCTCTCAAGGTTGTCAAGACCTTTAAGAAACCGGCTCCAACCTGTGTCAGTATCTTCAACTTTGACAAAGCGTCCTTTTGAGTCGCGCCTGGTTGCCATGAGTTACCTCCAAACAGCCTTGCGGAAGGGATACCAGCTGAGCTTTGCAGCATTAAGAGCGGCTTCAGTGGGGTCAACTTTTGTGACCTTTGATCCTGCATAGCCTGCTGAAAAGTCGCCAGTTTTGACAGAGGTCAATCCAGGCTTTGGCGCTTCGTCTCCGCTCGAATACCATGCGGTATAAGCAAAATCTAAAACGCCTTTGACAACCCTGCTCAGAGTTGTGCCGGTCAAAGTATTGACACCATCATCATCCTCAAAAGGGTTGGCCATCCAATGATCAGCAGCGCCTGTTGAGACATAGAGCAAGGACTCAAGGTCATCATCATGGCCTGTTGGGACCCCTAGCCAGTCTCTCAAGCGGGCCTCATAGAGAGCCCATGTAACGGTGTCAATCACTAAGGCCATCAGGCTTGCACTCCAAAGAGACCACCTGAGCTTCTCTCAGCCATGAGGCCAAGATTAGCGGCGGGGACAATGTTTGTGACAGTGATGGTATCAACTGCAACTCGTTGGAATTTCATTCGAGCAACAACAAGACCAGCACGGGTCTCAATGTTTGTGATTCCAGCTGCGATCAAAGCAGCGCTTATCTGTGTCATCGTTGGAGCGACTTCAGCAGCATCAGCAGCCTCAGCCCCAAAGACAGCATGAAGCTGAACAGCGCCATTAACAACGATGGCTACAACAGCCATGTCATAGGTTTTGCCATCAGCGGTTAAGATGACAGCAGCAGTCCCATCAAGTTTATAGGACTTACCCCAATCAACAGCGCCAATGAGACCAACGTCTGTTCCTGCCGCGATGATCCCAGGCAAGCCAGCGATGAGCACTGAACCCGCTGAATAGTCCATGTAGTACTGATCGATCACTGAAGCGGTTGAGCCATCAGCCGTCAAGAGAGCTGTGTCTGTATCGCCCCTGACCCTGGTCATAGAGCGCTGATGGAGATCTTTTAGCTCAGCGTTGACTTGAGCTGTGAAGTCATCATCAAGATCATAGGTACGGTTATCAAGTATCGGGTTAGGGAACCTCGCTGCTAATGCATATGAGGTCAAGATTGTGGTTGCCATTTGCCACCTCCATCAATGGTTGGTTATGGGGGAGGGCTCTCCCCCTGCTTAGATCATTTACCCATCAGCGGGAGGTTATCAGGTAGGGGCGCTATCAAAGATCATACGAATGACACCCTCTGGAGAGTCGATGCCAAATGCAATTCGCTCGCCCATGACCAGAGTTCTCATGCGACGTTTGAGATCATCGCCACTTGTGCCAATCTCAATGCTTGAGGTCTCCCGATCATAAAGGGTCATTGCCATGGCCCAGTCAGCGATAACGCCATGAGTCGGAAGCAGGGTGTTAGCAGGTTTCAAGGCGAGGTCAAGGATGGTATCAGGCACACTTCCATTGAGGCTTGGCAGGTAGAGATAATGGCCATCAGATGCTTTTGATTTGACCAACTCTTTCCAGACATCAGGCTCAAGGACAAGCGCTGTAGGCTTCCAGTTGAGTTTCATCAATGCGACCATCGCATTCAAGATGAAGTCAAAGATTTTGGTCCCTGTTGCCTGCTCACTCCATTTCATCTCAGTGACATCCGTATCGTAAAAGATGCCAGTCATCTGAGTAGACTTGAGAGGCTCTGAATAGAAGATGTTGAGGTCTTCCATTTCAGCAGTGAGTGCCATGCCTTTGCGCTCGACGAAGTCTTGGAGGCTTGCAACGTCATTGAGTTTGTTCTTCGTAATTGGGACATCAGTGTAGAGATCCACAACCGGGACAGTGTAGTCTTCAAACTTGGTGTAAGTCCTTGGGACAATCTGACCCTCATCAGTGGACGAGTAGGCTGTGCCTGTGCAGAGGTTGCCAGTGACACAAGCAATGGTTGAGACTGCAGTTGTTGTGATGGTCAATGCGTCCTCATCAATGCCACCGTCGGCAATGAGGAGGGTCTCTGTTGTGGTGTCATTGTCCAGGCGAAAAGTGTTGAAGGGCATTTGATCCCTAAAACCTTGAACGCTATCCACTGCAAAGACGCTTGTCCCAATACCTTCATCAGCGGTCAACTTCACAGTTGGTACGCGGGTTTCAACTTCACGACCAGCTGAGACGCTGTTTGTCTCAGTCGTAGGCATGACAGTAACAAGGCTTCTGACAATGGGCTCAGAGACGCGCTTTTCAATGATGTCAGGCCGTTCCATAGCAACGACGAGTGCGCCGGCGTTCTCCTCTCCAATGTAATCTTCCGTGGTCTTCTTGGAGAAGAAGGAGCGGTCAAGATCGATCTGAGTAGGAACGTTTTTGCTTCCAATGGTCTTGCGTGATTTCCACTCTTTGTATCCATCAGAGGTCACAAACTGGCGACCAACACCGATGCGCCGCTTCTTCTGCTTGCCCCCTTTGCCTGCTGGGCTGTTCTCAGCCTGGCGGTCAGCCTCAGCTTTTTTCAGTGCAGCGATCTCCTTATGTAGGTTGGCCATCTCCTCAAGGGCGTCCTTGGAGCCGTCTCCAAGCTCTTTGACTTGTCGCAGGTTTTCCGATGCAATCGATGCAAGCTCTTTCTTGAGCCCTTCAAGCGCCTTACTGATTTTTGGATCCATTCTCTTCTCTCCATCCTGACGCCTAAGCGCCTGTGTTGTTGTTGAATCTCGCGATTCTCCCCCATCTCAATTATCTGTGAAGCGATTTTAGCTCTTCTTCAATCGCTGAAAGTTCAGCCAAAAGTTCCTCTTCATCCTCAAGAGCAAGCTCTTCAGCTTCATCCTCAGGAGGCTCTTCCTCTCCTTCAAGCATGAAGGGTTCAAGGTCCTTCTGGAGTTCAGCCAGCAGCTCAGCGGCATCCACCTGGAGCATATCCGCCAAGAGCTGAACTTGATCCTGCGTGGCAGGAATGACAGAGCCCTCAAGGATAGCGCTGACAACCTCATCAACAACGCCAAGGGCTTCAGCCAGACTCAGCCTAACTGACTCCTCTGTGATGGCCTCATCCTCACTGACGATGTCTGAGATAGTGGTGTCCATAAAATCAGACAGAGCGCTTTTCTTCTTCAGTACATCTTTCTTTTTTCGCATGTTGTACCAGTCCCGGTTTGATGATCTGACCTCAAGGATTGTTGCGTAGGTGTTGGCAGGTGTCGCAGTTAGGCTGACTTCATGGAGCTTAATCTTGTTGAGCTTGATGACAGGATATCCCCACTTGGTTGGATGATCCTTCAACTCCTCCCTCTCCAGAGTTTCAAAACCAATAGAGAGACCCTTGATCGCTTTAGTCCTGGAGGCAACCAAGACATCTTTAGCCTCAGAGACATTGATCAAACGACCACTGACCTTGAGTCCTCCAACATCTCTATCAGGGATTTTGTCCACAACCTCAAACGACTTCCAAACCCCAATGGGAGCGCCATGGCTGTTGAGCATGGAGAGGTCTTTAAGGGTAGGATCATCGATGTCAACAGCGTCCTTGGCTACGATCTCCCCATAAGAGTCATGACGCTCAGGAGGCTCAAAAGTTGTGGCATAGCCTGAGACCTCCCCTATATAATCAGGATCATCATCAATCGCTTTGATGGATAATGCCTGGACTCTAATTCTTTTTGTGATGGTCTTCATTCTTGATCCTCGTATAGGACTACACATCTACACATGGGATGGGCTGGGGGGACGTCTCCTGTGAATCCAAGGGAGCTGAAGGAGTCGCCCATGTCAACAGAGGTCTCATCCAAGGGGCCACAGATTGGGCAGACTCTCTCATCATCTTGAGTCCTCCAAACCTTCTGGACCTCTCCCTCAAAGACTCCATCATCAATACCTTGGCGGATGGCAACATCTATGCCCCCATTATAAGCTGATGCAAGCTCTGTCCTTGCTATCATGTCAGCCCTTGCCCTTTGGAACTTTGAGGCTCTTGCAGACATTGAGAGCCTGATAGAGTCCTCTGAAGCTCCAGCCTCTGTCAGCGCATTAAAATGCCCAGTGAGCGCCTTAGATTGCTTCTCTGTTAATCCTACAGCAGGACTTATGATAGATGCAAGTGTATCTTGTGCCAGAGGAGCTTCTGTTGCAAAGAATCGGATCATCTGATTGAGGCTCCTTGACTGCTGAGTGATCAACCCATCAAACAAAGCTGGCCCTCTATTGTCCATCCAAGTGTTGATATTTGCAGGAGTAAGCAGCCTCCACTTACTGGCGAGGTTAGACTCTCCAGCCCTCATTGATTCAGCCCACTTTTGCGAGAGGACACCGTCAATAAAATCAGCATATTGTCTATCCCATATCTCAATGATTGACGCTGGAACAGACCTCTGAGAGATCATCTGTCCTGCGATGGGCGATGAGATCTCCTTGCTCATGTCAGCCCAAAGCGCTTTGACAAATGTTGCAACCTCAGGCTCAGCATCCACTAAGAAGCGGTTGAGTTGATCCTCAATGTTATCAGGTGTGATCCTTGCCACGCTTGCCCCCTCTTCTCTTCCTAACTTGGTTTAGAGTTGATCTTGTGGACAGCTCAACATTGGTGCCTGATGTATCAAAAGCGTCAACATCTTGGAGGCCAACCGCAACCCATCCTGTATCAATTCCTGGATAAGGCTCAAGGTTGAGACCGACCGACTCAAAGACTTGATCCATAGGAGCACCTGTTGATTGAGCTTCCTTGGCCACCTTCCACTGATTTTCGATCAGAGGCATCATCGCCATATTGGATGCAGGCTTTGCTTGGATGTTGATCGTCTCTCCATACTCAGGAGAGAGGTTGACATTGAGCAGATCAACCAAGGTCTTTACGTTTGGCATCACAACCGTTGACATCAGCTGGAGCATTGCGCTTGCCAGGTTGGCATAAGTTGCGCCTGATGCGTCAAACAAAACCGTTGGGACTCCATGCGTTGCGCAGATAGCCTCTTTTGTAAATGTTCGTCCTGGGATCAGCTCAACATCAACCATAGTGTTGGCCAATGGGATCCACTTGACCGACTCTCCCAAGACAAAAGGTCGATGAGCATTTTTGATCCCTGTCCACTTGTCTCCAATCTCTGCATCAAACTCAATCTTCTGTTCTTCGTTGAGTCCGTATTCGCCAGTGTATGCAAAGATACCATCAGGAACTCCCCTGTTTCCAAGGGCCATCTGCTGCCAACCTGCTGCTTGAGAGTCAATGTTGATCTCAGCTTCAGCGCCTTCAACGGGTCCGAACCCTGCGTTGATATCACTTGGCCTTGGTTTCCTGACATGGATGATATCGTCAGGACTGATCTCTGTTAGATCTCCTACCGTTGGAGTGTATCCTGTTGGGACTGTGCGCCTGACATTTTCTGGAACCTCAGGCTTGAATGTGCTACCGCTGAATGGCCATAGCTCCTTGGTTAATCCCTTACCATTGCCAGTGGCTGAGACACCATTGATGGAGGCTCTTATCTTTTCCAGATAGGTCTGTCCTCCTGTAGTAAAATACATGGATACAGCATACATCCAAAGACTTTGACTGATCCCAGGGAGAGGCTCTTTGAGCAGGACTGCAAGTGGATGAGTATCAGGAAGCTCTTTGTCTCCAGCGTAGGCTCTGAGTTCAATGGCAGCGGTGGACGTTGCTATCTTTTCAGCGCAAGCATAGACCCAGGTTGAGGCCTGTAAGGCTTTATCTCCTGCATCATTCTCGCTGTACTTGTAGGCTTGAGAGTTATCAGCCCATGGAGGATCCTCTATGACATCAACCGACGTCTTGATATGGATCAGCTTGGCTGTCTTATCCTCCCTCTCTTTGTGACCCCATTTAAAACGACCGATGAACCTGCTGAATCTATTGCTCATTTATTTTCTCCTTCCAAAGACTAGGCTCGCACTTTCTTTATCTAGCATCCTGATGGCCTGACTTGCCGCATCAGTCCTATCATCATTAGGCCCCATCGGGAAAGCACAGACCTCATCAAGCCAATGAGCAACCCAAGGATGAGACGCAAGGTCAGGAAGGAAGACCCTCCCAACCTCAATGGGCACTGATGCCGCGTGAGCCCTGGCAAGCTTGCTTCCATCAGGCTCAATAGCTCTCAGCCTCCTCAGCTTCTTCTTTAGCGCGTCAATGATAGCGGGTCCATTGGCTTTGTTCTCAATGGCGCTGATCCCTTGAGGATATCTAGCAGCCATGGAGATGATGTGCTTTGAGGACTCGACAAAACCCCACCTCCCTCTGACCTCCTCAAGCAAGAAGATGTCCTTGCCCAGTCTAGCCCAAACTTGACCAACAACATAGGACGCAGTTTTACTCTGAGAGCCAAAGGTCAAATCCCATGACAGAATGATTCGGTCAAATTCCTTTGGCCTGACCCTCCATCCATCCAGGATCTGAGGTTCCTTGAGCGCCTTCTGTGTCCAATACTTAAACCACTCTCGACGCCAAACGCTACCACCTGGAGTGACTGGCCCCCCCATATATAGCGCTTGCCACTTAGTGGGACCGATGTTGATCTTCTTTTCAAGGAGAGCAGCGCGATCAAAGCGTTCAGGATGGAGAGCTTCTCCTTGCTTGCGATGCTCCTCATCCTCTGAGGCCAGCGCCTCAAAGTTATGGATGATCCACCTTGGCCTCTCCTCCTCATCATCCTTGGCATCGGCGGTTGCCTGTTGCGCTAAGAGTCTTCCTGCTAGATCATCCTCATGCCAGCGCGTCAAGATCAGCAGGACTCCACCACCGGGAGCAAGGCGAGTATAGGCGGTTGATTGATACCAATCCCAAACAGCTTGACGCTTGCCCGGAGAGTAGGCATCAAGCCAATCTTTGACAGGGTCATCGATGATGAGGATGTCAGCGCCTGACCCCGTCAATGACCCCTGGACACCAACAGCTAAGACTCCTCCTCCAGCCTCAAGCCTCCAGTCTCCTTTTGCATGGGTATCATCTCTAAGTTCAAGAGCCTCTCCCATCAGAGCTTGAACGCTATCAGAGAGAGCAACCCTTCTAGCCTCTGTCGTTCTGTCCCTCGCTGGCTTGATGGCATAGCCTGCAATGACTATCTCATGCTTGGGATACTTTGAGAGATGGAAGACTGGGAACCTCTCAGAGGCGAGCATTGACTTCCCAGTCCTTGGAGGCATCGTCAAAATGAGACGTGGACTCTTCTTCGCGGCAACGTCTTTTGAAAATTGTTCAAGGAGCTTACAGACTTTCTGATTTGCCCATCCCTCAAGGTAATCCTCATGCGTGCTCTTTGTGAATTCAATGAGAGAGCGTCTCTGATGGTCTTGCAGGATGGCAGATGGAACAGGAGACTCATCCCTTTTAACAACCTCGACAGTCTCTGACTCTGGCCACTCATCGCAGGAGGTTAGACACTTCATCGCGGATAGTCTGACCTTATCCATTGAGGAGCCTCATCTTCTCAAGGAGAAGCCTCAGGGTTGCAGCCTCCTCATCATTCAAGACCTTCATATCTTCGCTGATCTCAAGGGCTAGCGCTTCTGTTCCTGATCTCTCAGTGATTTGTTTTGATAGGTCAACATCATCAATATGAGTCAACAGCTTTAGCTCTCTGATGGCTGCTATCCTGTGATTAGGAGCAACATCCTCATCTATATAGATCTCAATCAAAACATCTATGCAGCCCTCAAGCGCTTCGCTGGCTTTCTCCTCTGCCTTGATTCTGTCTTTGATTCTCTTTAGATATCGTGCGCTTTGATGCTCTTTGATTATCTCATGCTTGGAGTCAACAATGGCAGAGTCCCAAGCTCTTGCTCTCTCAGCCCACTCATAGTCTCTGGCCCACCTGAAGATGGTTGAAGGCTGAACACCACAAAGGCTTGCGATGCTTACGTCAGACCTTTCAAACTTGGAGGACTCAAGATAAACCTCAAGCGCCCCAAACGCCTTATCAGGCTCTCCTTCTCTTTTGTCCCATGGGCTCATGTGTCGTGCTCTACTGCATTCTGCTGCATCCTGCTGCATCCTACTGCATCTTATAGGGTATCAGAGTTCAGGCTGAAGATAAAACCTAACAGTCAAAGCTCATCTCCTTGCCTCCTCACATAAGCCCTTGAACTCGTTTATCAGAGAGTATCTGATGCCTCTGTTACGCTCAAGCGCAAGCTCTCCGTCTATGAATCCTCTGACCGCCGGGACGCTCTTGACGTTGTGATCTCTTGCCAGAGTCTGACATTTGTCAACATCAACATAGTAGGAGCCAGGAAGCTTTGAAGCCTCCAACAAGACCTTGAAGTCTTTGCAAGGTTGGCACCATTCAGCGCCAAACAGGACAAACACAAAGCGCTCTCCTTGAATGGCGCTGTTGAAAGTTGCCTCATTTAGTATTTTCATATCCCTCTCCCATCAGTGAACTTATCAAGAGCCAGCATCAAGTGATAGATGGCTCCCCTTGTGCCTTCAGGATCTTCCTTGT